TCTGTGACAACATATTGTCCCCTGCCTGTAATTTGGAAGCATCTTTGACAATTGAATTTATCGCCAAGTTTGCATAATTTGTAGGGAGATATGATTTATCCGCATCCAATGTAACTTTCATCCAAACATAAATGTATTCCGGTCTATTAAAGCTTACAGGAATGGAATCTCCATACTCTGTTGCAACATTAACAGTAATAGAGCCAAACGTCTGAATGCCAGCAGCTTTTTTATCCAGAATAATGCTTGCAATACTTGTTTCATCTCCGCCATCCACTATTATTTCAACACTATGCGGAGGTCTTCCTTCTTCGTCTGTATCATCCGTATTATTCTCATATCCTGTTGCACTTTCTACATTCGGAACATTATTTATTAACTGAGAACAAATACTGTCTATCATCCTTGTAGAGCGGATAGCCGATTTTGCCAAATATGAATGTCGAAGTTCTACATCCGTTTCCTGTAGCCTTCCGTATGTAGGTGCAATCAAATTCTCAACAGCATTGAACCCGCTAATATTTGTAATCATGATTGTTATCGTTCCGTTAGGGAATATAAGTTTTCCATAATCTATAGTTGCAAAATCAGCAAGTGTTGTAACGCTTGCTGTTGTTAAATTGTCAGAAAGCACAAGTATTCCACTCCTTGATGCCGATTCACTGATCACATCCAATGTAATAGTGCTTTCATTCACAGATACCTTATATCCATCTGGATTCACAGCTTTACTTAGGCCTTCAATGATTGATAATTCATCATCAGACACACTTGTAAAACTGTACTGAACACCGTTTATTGATACAGAATATATAGCCCCTGCAATAGGAGCCGCTACCCTTATTGATACCTTGTTGAAAGATTCCCTCGTTATAACAAATTCTGAAACAGCCGCCAGTTTAGCTTGTGGTGCTGTATTTGTCGCAACTGTAGCTCCCTGTCTTACAACCGTTCCATCATCGCCTGTACAATGCAATGTGTAATAACTGTATTTATTAGGGCTTCGTCGAATGCCACCATACTGCACAGCATTATCAAGGCTTACTCCTTCAGCTGTAGACGGATATTTTGCATAATAACTGGCCTGTGCCACTTCCCAAAGCTCGGAAATTTGTCCGCCGTATGTTGTTATTAGTACATTCAGAAATGATTGAGGATCCAATCTGGTGTTAAATCCAAATTTTCCAGAAAGTTCTGAATGAAGCTCCTCCAATATTTCATCCAATCTTTTAATCTCAAATCCTTTATCTGTAATTCCATATTCAGCCACCAATCTTCACCTCTTCCTTATATGTTTTTTCATCTGTAACAGCTTCGTATCGGATTACTGCCGACCTTTTCAAGCTATCAATTTCTATAGATACATCATTAACTTCCGTAATTTCATCTACATTGAAAATTTGTTCTTCTATCAATTCTTTAATCTGGTCTATATCTGGATTTTTCACAAAAAGATATTCAAAATATGGAACACCAGCTTCATCATCCCATCTCCATTCTTGAAAAAACCACTTTAACCGAATTTTTATCTTTTGACGAACAGAATTGGCAAGGACAATGTCTGTTCCCTTGAATGCCAAGTCACCATTACTGTCAAGCAATATATCCACTTCCTCGCCTCCTTCTTTATTTTGCCTTTGATGTGTCTCCGTGCACACCTGTATGAGTGTGATTTATAAGAGATACATTCTTTGCTTTTACATCGCCACTCACAATCAGGTTTCCTTTTATTTCCACGTTTTCTTTATTTATAGATAACTTAGAATCTCCATTCTGTAATATTATGCTTTCTTTGTTGCATGCCTCTCTCAGTGCCGCACTTCCCTTATTAAGCAGTCCCGGAATTGCTATTGCACTTGTCAAGTCAAAACGAATGTCATTTTCAGATTCACCGCCTCCAATCCATGCGTCCAGTTCCTGTTCAGAAACTATGAGTAGGCAATCCATTCCTGCTGTTATCGGGAATGCAATATAAATATCATTCATTGGGCTTTGAGGAATGATAACTGGAACCTCTGTAACTGTTGGATATGACATCTTTCTGCCGGCATCAGTTGTATATGTTCCATAAGGTTTTACAGTAGCAAAGCCTGTTCCTGCATTGAACGCAGTTATTTTTCCTGGTATTGCAGTGTGCATCTCTTCCATTACTGACCGTGCTGTTTTTTCAACCTGTTCTACAAATTCTTGTAACATTATTTCACCTCCAGAAGCTGGGCTGTACATATCCAATCGCCCTCAAGGTTGTCTCCATCAATCGTCAGCTTATAGACTCTAAAATAGCCTCGTACTTTGTCGCTTTCTAATCTTACATAATCATTCACACCGATTGCTCCATTTAAAAAATACTTGACCTCATAGCCTATCTGACTGTTGCTTTTTCCACTGCTGGAATCATCGCTCTCTGATGAAATTGTTATGCGCTTAGGTACCTCTAACAGTCCCGTATCGGAACTTAAAAGATATGCCCTAGTTGTTATAGGTTCATTCGGCTTTCTTATCTGTAGAACAGAATTCTGAATAGACCAAGAAAGACCACATGTCTTGCACAATTTCTTCAGTGCAGTCTTTGCGGGACCAACAAAACTGAAGCCATGTGGTAAAACTTTAAACTTGCAGCCTTTTGAGTATATAACCGATACTCCCATAGCGCCTGCAATCTCATCAAATACTTCCTTACTGTCAACTCGTCCAGAGCGAGATATCTCCACATAAGTGTCTCTCAAGGCTACCCTTCCATCCACAACCTCCAACTCTGTCATTCTATCAGCCCCATCCATCTCAGTTGACGATGTAACTACATTTCCTGCCAGAATCAATGCAATGTGATTGGCATATCCCGCCTGTAATTCAATTACACAATCTTTCGTGTCAAGGATGCTGAGATTGGCAGGGGATAAATTCCATATTTGTACCTTGGCTGTATTGGCAGTTTCTGATGTTGATTTTTCAATACTGAAACTTATATGCAATGCATGAGGATTCTCGGTTGAAGTTTGACCGATTTGAAATCCGTTATGCCCCATTTTTCCAGCCTTCATAAGATATCTTCTGATAAAATTTTCTTGAGCCATGCTAATCCTCCCATTCATCCCATGGTATAAAAACAAATTCGGCTGTCCCATTATTAAAGGATTCTCTCGTAAGTCTTTTTTCCTCGCTCAATACACCAAATATTCCATCTGGCAATGATGTAAAATTCATAAAATGAGTGAGTGGGAAATTAGGTACCATCTTCGTAGGAGAAATAATCGGATTGTTGTTTGTGTCTAATAATCCAAAGCTCCAAAAGTCTCCTGTTCCGTTATAGGTAAAGCGGATAAGATATTCTTTATCTGCAATCGTTAAGGACGATACGCTATCGTTCATATCTGGAACCGTAATATATAGCATTTACCCACCTCCTACAAAAATCCTGCTTTTTTTCCAATGTTATATAATATTGAGCCTTTCTTTCCGCTGCTCGACTTGCCAGAGCTTCCAGAACCGCCGGATCTGCTCGATGAGGAACTCGAAGAATTTGAACTGCTGGATGATGTTGTCGCTTTTCCTGCACTTTTCTTCGATTCTCCACTCTGCAAAATATATTTAGGTATGTGAACCGTTTTTCTTTTGGTTACATACACTTTCTTTAATGAAAACTGTATCTGTCGTGCGTACCCAATTTCCGAACTATGAGAAATTGACATCGATGTGATTCCCATATTGGTATATATCTTGTCTGTAGTGACAACCTTTACCAATTTTCTCTGAAAATACAATTTCTCAAACTTCTCACATATCTTCTTGGTTCTGCCCGCAGAAGGACTATGTCCTTTGCGATTTCTCCATGTAGCCGGGCTATCACTTATATATAAAGTGATGCTTAACTGAATAGGTTTTAATATAACTGTGTCTGATACATTGTAACCATTTTCAACAGGATACTCAGGAATGTCAGCAGAATAGCTGATATCCTCGCTGATAAGAGCATCCCCTTCTATTCCGGCAATGCTAACCGGTTTTAGATTTCTTGCCATTCCTTTTCACCTACCTTGCATATGCCAGCCCTTTAGCCATATAGCTTGTGGCATCCTGTGCCGACTGTTTCATGCCCTTCGATACATTCTGTTGTGCCTGTACATCACTGCCAGAGTAAGAATTATTGAAGGTATTGTTCTGTGTCACATTTGTCGTATTACTTGTGTTATTTACTGCACTTCCAGTTGCTGTTGCGGCTGAAGCTGTAGCTCCTTTCATAAGGGTTGATATGCCGCCTGCAAGCCCTTTAACTTTGTCAAGAACAGTGTCCTCGTTTGAACTGATACCTTCGGCCAGTCCGCCCATAAAATCAGGCATCCAACTTTCATAATCAGTTAATGGTCCTTCGTCCGGAACCGAGAAATGCAGAAATGATTTGATTTTATCTCCAATGCCTTTCACAGCATCCACAATCCCCTGCACACCAGACATAATTCCGCTCTTCAAGCCACCTATGAAATCTGCACCCCATTGAATAGCTTTTGACGGAAGACTTGTTATAAAGCTGATTGCCGCATTAAAACCATCAACAATGGCAGTCTTGATATTCCCAACAGCTCCTTTAATTCCGCTCACAATGTTATTAAATGTGGAGCTGACCGAAGTAGCTATATTTGAAAAAATGCTACTAAAAAAACTGTATATAGACTGCAGTACGGATACTATCGTGTTGTAAGCTGAATTGATTGCATTTGAAATAGTGCTTGTTATCGTATTCCATATTCCAGTCAAAAACGAAACTATTCCATTCCATATTCCAGAGAAAAATGCACTTATTGCACCCCAAATTGCGTTCCAAAGTGCCTGCAGAGCACCTAATCCAATAGTCAGAACTGTTGATATTGTGTTCCATGCCTGCTGTAAGAAAGCTACAATCATATTCCATATTCCAGAGAATATCTGTTTGATAGCCTCCCACGCTCCAGACCAGTTTCCTGTGAATACAGAACTTATAAAATTCGCAAGTCCTTTTATTACTTCAAGGAATCCATTTATAAATTGTCCGCAGTTGTCCCACAGTCCTTTAAACCATGCAAGTATCGTAGAACCCCACGCATTCCAAAATGTCTGGATCCATCCAAATACAGTTTCTATTACAGTCGCAATAGCATTGAATACAGCACTTCCAGCTTCATATAAAGCATCCCAAACCGCTGACAAAGCATCAAGAATAGCTTGCCATACTGACAATAGTTTATCCTTTGTGCTTGTTGTAGAACCATCAATACTATCTTCTGTTCCACCAAATATCGTTGCAGCTAACTGTGATATGAATGTCCACACTCCACTCAGAAAAGTTTTTATGATTCCCCAGGCTCTCATAAAGTTCTCTTTTATACTTTCTCCGTGCCTCTCAAAGAATCCTTTAACAGTGTCAACCCACATTCCGGCAGCTTGTTTGAGAAAATCCCATACATTAAGCAGGAACTCTTTCACTTTCTGCCAAGCTTTAAAAATGGCTTCCCGGGCATTATCTGCACCAATGCCTGCCTTATCGAAAATCGTGCCGATAACTGAATCATTCCCCATAAGGAAATTGATGAAATCCTCAACAATCAACGCTAGTAAAACAACCGCTGCCACTA